TGGTTAGAGCTGGCCGCTCATAACGGCTAGGTCGCGGGTTCGAGTCCTGCCGGGCCCACCATGCCCGGCGCGGTGCGGGAAATCGGTCGGGGAGTGGCGCAGCCTGGTAGCGCACTTGTTTTGGGTAAAGTGTGCTTAGGCATCGCCACTCCTAGCATTTCTGCGGGTTTGCGGCAAGTCATTGTCTTGCGGTTCGGGACTATTTCGGGACTCGGTTGCAAACAGCATCGCCCGGACGTCATCTTCCATCGCGTGAGCGTAGCGGCCTGTGGTCCGTAGATCCTTGTGGCCTAGAAGCTTCTGCACACCCTTCATGTTGCCCGACGCCCGCAGGTTGCGAGTCGCGGCGGTGTGCCGGTTGTCGTGGAAGCGGTAGTTCTCGATCCCCGCCTCTTTGAGCGCCTTGCGCCACTGGCGCGCCCAGCCTTGTTTGCTGAACGGGTAACGCTCCCCCTTCACCCGCTGCGGTCGATCCTTGCGCTTCGGTGCGGGTCGCTGGCACACGTAGGTGAACACCTGCGGGCAGACCTTGGGCTGGTTGGCGATCAGCGCCACCATGCGGGGCGATAGGGGAATACTGTGTTTGTCCCCGCCCTTGATCGAAAACGACGCCCGCGCTTCGGCTAGGTTCACGTCCGACCAGCGCAGGGATATGATTTCTGTGCGCCGCTGCCCTGATAGCAGGGCGAACTCAACGATGGGCTTCAGGTTGTCGGGAAGCGCCGCGAAAAGCCTATCCTCTTCTTCTGCGGTCAACTCTCGGACCCGCTCGCTCTCTTCCGGCAGCATCACCTCGGGCCAGTCGATTGTCGGCGTTTCGTAATTGCGCTTTGCGGCCCACCTCACCACGCGGCGCAACAGGGCCGTTTCGCGGTTGACGCTAGCGTTACTCACTTTGGCGCGCCGCTTGGCGACATATAGGTCGAGGTCGCGAACTGTGAGGTCGTGCAGAGGCTTCGAGCCGCCCAGCAGTTTGATAAGCTGCCCGAGCTGGTAGAGATTGGCGGCGTGTGATTTCTGGTGCTGCCCCTTGGCGTGGAACCAAGCGTCGCAAGCCTCTTCGATAGTCCAAGAGGGCTTGGTCGTTTCACCTAAAGCGACCTTCCGCCGCTGCTCGGCTTCGTATCGTTCCGCGTCCCGCTTTGACGTGCAGCCAGTCGATCCATGATGCCGATGACCTTTGAACTGGAAGTCATACTGGTAGAGACGGCTTTTCTTGGGTTTGTAGACGGACATGGCGGCTGTTCCTGGCAGACGTGGCTCGACAGGTAGTCTTGCACGTCCTCGGGGCGATAGTAAATTTTTCGCGGCGTCGGGCGAACATAGCGGATCTCACCACGCGACCGGACAGCCCTCAGGGTGCGAGGGGCAATGCCGATCTGTTCCGCTGCCTCGGCTTCTGTCAGGAGTGCGGGAGCGGTCACATTACTCTCCGTTGAGGTGCTTGCGGAGATAGGGGCACATGCCCTTCGCGGGATCGTATAGGTAGCAGTGAATCTTATCCTTCACGTCCTGGCAGTCCTCGTCGTAGTCTCGACAGGTTGGGACCGCACCCGTCTTGGCCTCGGCTATCTCAGCGATCTTATCCATTGTGTGCCTCCTGTGCGCGCTGCTGTTCGATGTAGCGCATCAGGATCAGGTCGGTGTTGTCCGCACGTGCGGGTATGCTTATCAGCACGCCGCCGCCCTTTCGGGTCTTGTTCTTGAAGAAATGGTCGATCAAGTCCACCGCCGCGTCCCGTGCTTGGTCATGGGTCACAGGTGGCGCGTCGGGGAATAGCTTTGAGATGGGCCCCGCCTCGATACGCTCGGCCAGCTTTGTGTCGGTCATTGTGATTGCTCCTGATTGGGGTTGGGCGCATCGGCTTCGCCGTCAGGCTCTCGCCCTTCGGGCCGAGCCGCTTGCAGCGTCTCGTCGCTTCGCGCTTCGATCCTTTGCGCGGCAGACAGCAGGAAAACATCGTGGTTCCACAGGCACCCGCTGGCGCAGTCCCAGCCATAATACCAACTGCGGGACATCCGCTCTGACCACTGATACGGGGCAATGATTATCCCGTCGTAGTCATCCGCCACCGCCCGCCAATCGATGCAGAGACGGTCACGCATACCGCAGTTGTGGGGGTCGCGACCATACGCCCCCTCGAAGCGATCAAAGCAACTCGGACTGGAAAGCATGGCGATGCTGGCGGCGTCCGACAGGTGAACCGTATATTTGTGGGCCAAGTGCTCGGTTTGGTATTGCTCCGCCATGCACCACGATGGCCAGTCGTCCGCGCCATCTACGCTCACCCAAAAGCCATAGGGCTTCTCATAGGGGGAAAGTTCGTGCGGCTGCCCGTAGTTGATCGGAAGTATCTGCTTGATTGGGTCGCGTGAATAGTGCGACAGCGCGTTAGGGATACCCTCCGCACGGCCAAGACCGGCACGGGCTTGGTGCGAAGCAAGGGTAGCCCGACCCGCTTGCGGGGAACGCCCATCCTCGGTCGGTTGATTACTACAGACCATCACACCCGCCCCTTGAGGGCGCGAGAGACAAGCCGGTAGCCTTCCCATGCCTCTTCTGCCGCACTGGTGCTGTCGTAGGCGTCAAGGACCATGTGCGCCGCGCGATAGCCAGCTACGAATGCCGCACGCTCCGCCGCTTCTTCCAGCACTACATCCCTATCCTTGAGGGCGGCGAGGATGGCATCAACCGCGACAACGTAGTTCGGATAGAGCGGGTGACACTCGGGATCGTCGGCAAAGTGTGCGCCGTTCGCCAGCACATCCTTGACCCTGCGGAGCGTTTCGGTGTGGTGGGACAATTCCTCGCTCATCGTTCGTTCCTTCCGAATATCCTGTGCTCGACCGCGTTCTTGAGTGCGATGAACTTGGCGCGGTCCATCCATCCTTCAATCACGGCCATGCGTGCGGCTACCTCAAGGGGCAGGCTGGGGGCGCGGGTCATGCTTCACCTCGGGCCTTGGCGATGGCGGCTTGCGCACCATGCCGCGACCATGCTTCTGGGCACTCGGCCAGCAAGTTCTCCAACGCCTCCAGCAATTCCGGCGCGGCTGCACCCAGCGCCATGTTCGCTAGTATCTCTTCGTCCGGCGTTCCCGAATATTCCGGCCATGCGAAAATGGTGACGCCGTCTTTGTGGACCTCCATTCCTGTGTCCACAGCCCACGGCCCTTCGGTATGCTTACCCATCATCCATTCTCCATCTGATTAAGCAGCGCAGCATTGTGTGCGAGCAAGACATCTGCCCGCGCTATGCTGGCCTGAATGCTGTCGATCTGTGCGATTGCCACGTCATGCTGTGCGATCGCTCCTGCGAGGGCGGCGGGCCTCCACATGCTTTCGCGCAGTTCCCTTGCAGCAAGCTCGTCCTGGCGGTGTTGCTGGCGGATGCTCATGGCTGGCTCTCCGAAGGCAACCACATGCTGCTCCGCACTACGCCGTGGTATCCGCATTCATCGCAACCTGCGCCCACTCGGCAGCCGTGCTTGGGGTGGACGCCGTAATGGTGTGCGAGGCCGCCATATTCCCCGCCCTCAAAGCAGCCAGAGCAGCTATCCACCCAACTTGTCGCGACCAGCAGCAGCGAACCTTCGCCACCCATATACAGGTCGCGCGGGCCAATTGCGTATTTGCGGCGGCGATCGAGGCGGCACTTGGCGAATGCTTCCGCCTCGGCCCAATCAACCGGATGAATTGCATTGCTCATGGCTGGCTCTCGCGGTGGGCTGCGAGGGCGGTATCCACCAAGTCCATCGTCCCGTTGTTGCGACAGCCGCGCGCCACCAGTTCTATGCGAGCGGCCTCCAACGCATTCACCAGCTTTTGCACTGCTTCGGTCTGTGCTGTTGTGGAGGCGATCCGATGGGCGGCGAAGTCTTGGACAAGCGGGTGGTCGTCGAATGCGGCGTTCACCACCATCTCTGCTAGGGATGGCTCGCCTTCTCGCCGGAGACGTTTTGCCGCCCTCTCACGGTCCGCCTGCGTTGCGGGCACCTTCTCATTCTGCATGATCTGTCTCCTGACTTGTGGGGGTGAGGGCAATTCGCGCGGCTTCCCACCAATCCCATGCAGTTTCCTCTCGGGCGCAGGCGGCTTTCGGGGCTTGTGCGATGCGCCGGACTAGATGAACGGCCCTCTCGATTGCCCTTGCCGCATCGAAGTCGGCTGCAATGATAAGCTCGCGCCCGTCCTTCAGGGCTACATTGCCGAAGGGGCCTCCGTGTCCGCTGCACGACGCAACGGTTCCGATTGGCTGAAGCGCCTCGACAAGATCGACAATCTCGGGATCGCACCAAACGGTCGGCTTCCCCGCTTTATCGCGGCGGATAACGACCATCGCTGCCTCACGGGAACCTTGCGCCGGATTTGCCTCGCCCATCACGCCATCCCTCCCGCCACACGCGGCGTCACGAACCTGTCAGGCTCCCCAATCGCAGAACGAAGCACAGCCGACACGCTCGGGATCGCGCCCGTAAGCTCGACCATCTGCATGAAGTAGCTGTTGTCGCCCTGTATCTCGGCTTCGATAGCTGCCTTCTCGGTCATGCCGACTTGGCGCTCGATCCATGCCTTGCGGTATTGCTCCAGCATCTCCCGCTGTTCGCAGGCGCGGTCGGTCGTGCCGTAAATCTCGAACACATCGCCAGCCAAACCGCGTGGCGTAATCGCAGCGGTCTTGCGTTCGATGAATTGCTCGGGGTCAACCGATGCGAGGATCGCAGCGGGGGCAGGCTCCATATGCCAGTCAGCTACGGATGCCTTGGTGAAGGTGGCGGGGGCGGTCACTGGCTTGACCCTCGACCATCCACACTACGGCGCAGAGCGTCCCGCGCGATGGACTTGGAAGCCGCACAGCAATCGGGGTCAGCGATGATGCTGGCCAGCGCGCCTCTGAGCCTAGGTGACATATCATGCGTATCTCGGGGATTGGCTTGATATGTCGTGCACTCGAACTTTAGCGCGCCCTCGAACGGTTGCCGCGACCACTTGCGAATGCGCTCGCCACCGTGGGCGCGGGGGCTTTCGGCAAACTGGATATAGAGCGTTCCGTTGTGCGGTGGCATGGGCAGTTCTGGTTCTGCGACTCCCCATGCCCCCGCTTCCATAAGCGGCTGCGCTGTCAAGGCGCTGGAACCGATGTGCGTGTCTTCAAGTCGGGCAGCTATTTCGAGAAATGCGCGACCGCGAGCAATCGCAGCCATGTCGTCTTGCAGGTCGCCACGCGCTTCGACGCGCTGACCCTCTTCGGCCAAATCACCAATCAAGTGCCGGAAGTTTAGGAAAAAATAACTCATGGCATCACCTTCAGGCAATTGCCGCAGCTCACATCGCTTTGTCCGCGAAGTTGCCAGCAGGTGCTTACGTGTATTGGATTGCCGCGTTTTCTTTCGACAACGCGAGATTCTCCTCTGCCAAGCCGCTCTGCGATAACCATGCCGCATGCGGTCTCAACGCCGAGAGCGGAGACGGCGTGTATTTTCATGCCGACACCTGTTCACGCTGCCACTGGGCGAGCTTTTCAAACATTTCCGCATCGCGCAGGGCTGCGAAAAACCCGTCCAAGTCACTTGCCGGTCGCGCATGGGCGTAGCTGCGAGCTATGTCGGCTTGCTCAATCCAGTGAGCGCGTGTGTCCTTCGCCATCTCTAGTCTCCTTTGCCAAGTGGCTATAGAGACTTGATATGCAAGTTTGCCTAGGCAGTCAAGCCTAAAGTAGGTATTCGTGCATTATTTCACGCGGCCACCGCCATAGCCTCTGCAATCACAGCATCCGGCGCGGTGCCGTTCATGAAGCGGGCGCATAGCGGCGGGATCGAGGCTTGCACGAATGCCTGGAACGCCTCCTCGCCCATGCTGGCGAAGGATATGCTGCCGGGAACGAATAGCTGCTTGTGTCCGGTGTCGATCCACTCGCCACAGCCAGCGCCGACCTTGGCGAAGTATAGCGCGGCGTCGGGCGTAAGGTGCGGCTCGCTGTTCTCGCTAATCAGCTTGAGGATTGCGAAGTAAAGCCGGTGAAAGCGGGGGTTGCGAACGCGGGTGGGTTTAAGCTCGACCACATCGCCAAGCTTGCACTTGCTGGCCTGCTCCTGCGCCGCGTCATTGTAGGGGCGGAAGCCATCGGGGGTGTATCGGTATAGGTGGCGCTCGCTCAAAGCCCGCGCTCCCGCTTGGCGTCTCGGATCTCGCGGGCGGCAGGGCTGTCCTTGCAAAACTCTTCCATGAGCGCGCGAACGTCCACGCCCCGCCAGAAGGTTTCCTCGCCTATGTGGTGCTGCCGGTCATGGCACGTTTTGCAGAGACTCACACAGTAATAATCGCTCGGCTTGCGGCTTGTCCCGCCATCGGTGCCCAGGCGAACGTGCGCGACCTCGATGCCCGCTGTCTCACCGCACTTGGAACAAGCGAACTGGCGCACGTAGTCGCGGTGCTTCGTGGACTTGAAGCGGCCTGTGCGGTTTGGCTTTTTCCAGTTTGCCCGTTCGGCGTCTTTGTCGCGGATACGCTTAGGTAGCATTACACCAGCCCCACATTCCGCATGAACCGCGTCTTGTGTGGCTCGGGTAGCTGTGCTGCGCATCGGCGGGCGTAGTCGAGGTCAGGCTTTAGGCTTGCCTCTAGGCGCTTGCGGATGCGCTGGCGCTTTAGGAAGGTGAGCATCACGCGGCCAACGCCTTGGGCAAGTGGTCCTTCTCAATTGTTTTTTTAAACCCGATGCCCGCTGCCACGTGATAAACGATAACACCTTCTGGCTTCATGAATCCGGGGGCGGCCACGCTGCCGTCGAATTCCAGTCGGGTAAGGGCTTCGTTTATCGCAAGTTGCGAAAACTCCCCGCGATAAAGTGTGGGGACGACTTCACAGCATTCCGGGCGCTGCTCCGACCAGCGCGAGACGTTGAATAGAGAGAACCGCTTTCCGTCGATCCCATAACGCCGCTGGATGCCAGAGCCCCACCACTCACCAAAATGGCGACCGGGGCCAAGTTCGCGCAAGCACTCCTCATTTTCATATGCCCATTTGGCGAACCCAAAGTTGTCTTGCTCGGGAGTAATCCAACGCTTGCGCGAGCCTACGAGAAACTGACCATCGTCACCGATGTAGATTTGGGCGTTCGTGCCGTCGATCTTCTCGGTGACAATGATTTCGCGAGAAAGGCGCGCCATTTTCGGGAATGCTTCGAACGGGATATTTTCCATCACTCACTCCTGTAAATTGGCGGGCCTCTTAACGCGGCACCCGGCCCGCCTTGGGTGTGGAGGTGGGGAATGCGAAACCCACCGCGTTAAAATCAGGTTGCGCCCGCGTTCGTGATGAACGGGATGTCGTCGTCGAGATCGTCGTAATTCGATCCACCGCCGCGATTGTTGCTAGGACCGGTGCTGCCGAAACCGCCGCCGCTCTGGCTACTGCCCTGCCCACCTTCGCTCGACTTGCCATCCAGCATGGTCAGGGTGCCGTTCAAGCCGCGAAGGACAACCTCGGTCGAATAGCGGTCATTGCCCGACTGGTCCTGCCACTTGCGCGTCTGCAACTGGCCCTCGATATAGACCTTGCTGCCTTTGCGCAGGAACCGCTCGGCAACGCCCACGAGGCCTTCGCTGAAAATGGCGACCGTGTGCCATTCGGTCCGCTCGTGCTTTTCGCCGTCCTGCTTCCACGTCTCGGTGGTGGCAACGCGCAGGTTGCACACCTTGCCGCCGTTCTGAAAGCTGCGAACCTCGGGGTCCGCGCCAAGGTTGCCAATGAGCATGACTTTATTGAGTGATCCGGCCATTATGCTGCCTTCTTGTTTGCGTTGATGAATGCCTGGATGTCAGGCAGTTGCTCGTAAGTGAGAGACTTGGTGCTTTCTGGCGTCAGGTGGCGCAGGAGGTCGGCAGGAGCCTTCCCAACCGATTGCAGTTGCGTCTCGACCCATTGGCGGGTTGCGTCCGTCAGCGGACCGCTAGGGCGAAGCTGCGCAAGTGCCCTGCGGAACACTTCCTGCGCCTCAGGCTTCCACGCCTTCCACTGCGCCTTGCCCTTGAAATCTTTCGTCTCGCAAGGTGCCCAGACGTTGCCGAGATCGTAGAGATAGCGTCCAATGCCCCACTGCACCGCCGCGCGCTTCAATGCGTCGGAGATGCCGCCCTTCTCGCCCTCGACCGCCGTGTTGCCCGCACCATCGGTCTTGGTGATCCATTCGTCTTCGACGCGGATAGAGAGCTTGCACAGGACGCGGCCCGTTGCGGTTTCGTCATAGTAGGTTGACCAGTTGGCGGGACCGCAAACCGCGTCGAGGCGGTCCATAACGTCGCGCGCGTCAAGATAGGCGAGTGCAAGTGCGCTGCCATTCGCGGACACATGTTGCGCCCGCCAGTGAATGTCTTCCGGCTTGAACTGGGCGGATAGTCTGTCGATCATGCTCAATACCCCACGGCTTCAAAGCGTTTGTGGATCTCGCGGACGGTTTCGACATCGCGCTTGCAGTAATCTGCTATCGTCTGATGCTCACCGTCCGCCCAAGCCTTCGCGACCATTGAGCCGCCGAAGTCTCCCTTGCATTGCAACCCCAGGGCTTTGCAGAGATTGTCCTGACTGATGCGGTCGCGCGGTCCAGCCCACGCCACCATCGTATCGAACACGCAATCATCCCACGGCTTAGGCTGGCGGGGGAATGCCACGCTCGGCGGCAGCTTCACCCCAAGGATGATAGCCCGCCGTAGGATAAAGGGGATGTCGAAGCCGGTAATGTAGTGACCGACAATCTGGTTCATGCCCAGCTCGGGCAGAGCCGCGAAGAAGCTTTCGATGATAAGCTGCTCGCACTCTTCGGCTTCCGCATGAACGGCTTGCGCCTCGCCATCGCCAATCGCAAAACCAATCGTGCAGATATGGCCGTGCGCAGGATCGAAGCTGGTCTTTGCCACAGCTTCGTCAGCCGCCGCGTCGCCATTCTCCGCAATCCATTTGTCGATGCTCTCCTGCTTCTTGTAGCTGGCAGGGGCCTTGACGTTCTTGCGAACCTCGGCGCGGTATTCCGGCGACTGGTTCGGGATCGTCTCAATGTCGAGGTAGACCGTGTTCATGCCGCCACATCCTCGAACCGTTCGGCTCGTGCCTGTGCGAGAATGGCCCGCTTCGTGGTGACGTTTACGCCCTTGCGCGCAAGCTGCCCTACGGCATCGTCTGCGACCATCAGGACGTTATTGAGGATGTTCCAGAGACGGCGGTTTTCGTCCCGTTCCGCCTCGTAAGCTGCCAGCGCATTAAAAGGCTGGATTTTCGTTGGTGCATTCATGCGTAACCACTCCTTGTTGCCAAGAGTGGTATGCAACTCTGCCTAAGCAGTCAAGCCTTAAATTAGGCGCGTGTGCTTATTTTGTAGGTTTGCTGTGCGCTTTACAGCCTTCGTCCAAACCAGACCGGACGCCCCATTATGCGAATTTCCTCTTCATCCACTTCGTATGCTGAAAAGCGGTCATTTGCCGAGAATATCCGGTAACGCCCACGTTCACGCGGAACCCGCTCCACCAGCTTGACGACATAACCGTCACCATCCCAAAGCGCGAATGCTCCAGGCTGGACCGGATTGTTATCACGCTTGTCGATCAAGATCTGATCGCCGTGCATAAAATCGGGCTGCATACTCTCGCCACGCGCCTCGATGAGAAGCAAGTCATCCGGCTTTGCACGCAACTCATCTTCAACCAAGGCTCGCGGGATTAGCGCCTGTTCTTGGTCGCCCTCGCCCGTTCCGCCTCCGCCCATGCCAGCGTATGAAGGTAGAACATCAACTGGCAGATAATCACCATTTGAAACGACAGCTGGAAGATCGGCCTCCACTTCGAATCCGGGAAACTCTGGATAGGCTTCACGCAGCTTGGCGATGGTATCTCGGTGCAGTCGCCCCTTTGCCGTGCCGTTCGCAAAGCGGTTGATCGTGGTGTTAGCTACACCGATCCTCTTGGCAATTTTATTCGCGTTCGCGTCTGTCCATTGGATCAGGTCGCGCACTAGCTTGATGTCGGATTCTACGGAGGACATGCCCCACGGCATAGCAGTGTCGCATAAATCGTGCGTTAGGTAAGTTTGCACTTGCATTTAGGCAGACCCGCCTATAGTATGCCTAACCATGCTTAGACATGATCCTTTGGCGCACTTGTTCGAGAGAGCAGAGGCTTCGCGCGTTTCCATGATGGCTATTTGTGAACGCGCTGGCGTGGCACCGACCACACCTTCGCGCTGGAAGCACAATAAGTCGCAACCGACACTGGCCAAGCTGATGGCGCTGCATGGCGCGCTGGATTCCATCTTGGAAGATCGGCGGGCAGCGTGAGCGTTTATTACGTTCGTTCGGTATCTGATGGCCTCGTGAAGATTGGCTACGCTGGCGACGCAAAACAGCGTTTCAGCAAAATACAATCGGACAGCCCCGCCGAGCTTGAGCTTGTCGCCGTAGAAGACGGAAGCGTCGAATTGGAGGCCGATAGGCATTGTCAGTTTGCTAGCTTGCGTGTCCGTGGTGAATGGTTTCGTGAGGAAGGCCCTCTCGCCGAGTTTATCGACACGCTTCCCCGCTTCAAGCATCGCAGGCGGCGCAAAATTCACGAGGCCAGCCCTCTCGGGGCTTGGATCGTTCAAAGCGGTCATACCTTGGCCTCGTTCGGCGAATTGGTTGGCTCCAACCAAACAACGATCTCGCGGGTAGTCAACGGCGTCCACGTTCCCCGCAAAGACCTGTTTTTGGCGATCATTGAAGCGACCGATTGGGAAGTCGATGCGCATGACATTCTTGGCTTTGAAAGGCCGGAAGCATGATCCTCGCGCTTGTCTGCATCGTCATGTGGGCCGTGTTCTTCGGCCTTCTTCGCCTCACCGAGCATGTGCGGAGCCGCCACCTCGACGGCTCTACTCGCACCGATGTTTTCGTTCCCTTTCATGACACCCCTTATACGCAGCAAAAGGAAGACAATCATGCAGCGTGATTGCACGATTACGGACGCCCTCAAGCGGCGTCAGTCGGCCATGTTTCTCGAAGCCGCCAATCGCGGCGTGACACACAAGGTTGTGCATTACGAGACAGGTCTGAGCCTTTCGATCATCGGCCAGTATGCGCGCGGCGAAACCGCGATGGGCATGGCGGCTGCGCTCAAGATCCGCAGCGTGGTTGGTGCCGAGCTGTTCTCCATGCTGTTCGATGACGGGGATTACCTTGTCGAAGCGTCGGGCGACATTGACCACGACGACCTCGCCAGCGGGTGCATCCAATACGCAGCGGCACATGCCCGCGCCCGTCACCCTGAAAGCCCCGCCGGTGTCGAGATTGCCGATTGCGAGGACAAGGAACTCAAGGGCCATGCCGCGAAGCTTCAAGCGGTGGGAGGCTGATATGGCCGATTGGCAGAAAGGTGATCTGGCGCTGTGTGTGGACGACAGCCCATCGGCTTGGGGACACAGGGCGGCGATCAAGAAGGGCGGTATCTATACCGTATCTGAGATTGTGATCTGGCGGGGCAAGAGCGGCCTAGAACTCGAAGGCGTCGAAATTTCGAAGTTATACTACGCCGGGTTCGCCCCCAAACGCTTCCGCAAGGTCACCCCCCCCAAGGCAGACGAGTTCGACCGCGAAGTCATCGACCTCATGAACCGCAAGCCGGTGGAGGCGTAAGATGGGCAACTACACCTCCCCCGCACAGATGCGCGCCTCGCTGGCCAACGTCATCACCGACGAGCAGATGCTTGAAAAAGTAGTCGGTGACTACTTCAAGCGCAACGCCCCAGCCCCCGTATCGAAGCAGGCCCCCGTCACCGGCTATCGCCCGAAGGCGCATTACGCCGCCCCTGCGAAGTCGAGCATAGTTCAGCAGGACGAAGACTATCACACGCACATGGAGCGCGGCTCTGAGGCGCTGGCGCAGGCAATCGAGACGATGCTTGCCGGTGGTGACCCCATGACGCCGAGCCGCATGATATGGAACCACGTTAGCGGCGCTGATGCTGGGCACGGCACAAGCGAGCGCGATGCGATCCCGCAGCCGACCTTCAAGCGCGTGACCTACAGCACGCCCTGCTGGAAGTGCGGGGAAGCCGGTGCCTGTGCCCATCGGGGCGGCGAATAATGGGCAAGGCAGAGAACGTCCGTCGCGGCAGGAACAACAAGCGCCGTGGTGCAAACTACGAGCGTGAGCTTGTGCAGGGCTTCGCGCAATACGGGATCAAGGCAAAGAAGGTGCCCCTGTCTGGCGGCACTGACTTTCAGAAGAACGACATTCTCGTTTGGGCCAATTTCCCGCCGCAGACGGTCTACGAAGGTGAGGCCAAGCGCCGCAAAGCCCTGCCTAAGTTCTTTACCGAAGCACTCGACGGCGCAGACTTCGCAGCCTTCCGCCAGGACCACGGCGAAACGCTCATCGTCCTGCGCCTCAAGACCTTTGCCGAGCTGCTTCAATGAAGCCCCGCCGCACCCGCAAGCGGTGTCTTGAGGACACCCGCCTAGCTGACGCTGCCTTCGATGCGGAGGTGCTTGGCGCACAGCATGACGCGCGGGTCATGGGGCAACTGGAAACGCTGAAATCAAAGAGCTTTTGCGAGGTGCCGAAATGAAATGGCTCTCTCGCATCATCACTGCTTCCCAATGGGGCCGGGAAGCAGCTGTCCCTTCCGATCCCGGCCCCTCCACAGAAGGAATGAAAACAATGGCTTCAGTTAGCACACTTTTGCCGAAAAGTAAACCGCAGGCGGGCACCGTCCACTGGTTCAATGACTGCCTCACGCGGTCGCAAACCAAGTCGTTCGGTGAGGAAACAATCCTGACGCCGGGTCTGGCGAGTTACATTCTAGACCTCAATGAACAAAACCGCACGCGCCGGACCAACCTCTCCGATCTCTATTCGCGCGACATTCGCGAGGGTCGCTGGGTCTACAACGGCGAACCGATCATCGTCTCCAAGTGCGGTCGCTTGACGGATGGGCAACACCGCATCGTGTCCGTGATCGCCGCGAACACGCCGATTAGGGTAATGTTCGTATTCGGCGTGGACTTCGCCTCTAGGCTTTCGACCGATCAGGGCGGCGCGAAGACTGCTGGCGATTACCTTTCGATGCAGAACGTCAAGAACGCCAACGTAGCTGCTTCTATTGCCGTGATTCTGAAGGGTGTCGAAAACAGCGAAGGCACCGCTCTTCGCGACCGCTATGTCACTAAGTCAGAGGTCTGCGAGCGTGTTCTCGCGGATGCCGCCATTGGGCGGGCCGCCGAATACACATCATCTGTCCAGCGTTTCACGCGCGAATTGCTCCCGCCCGCATTGATTGGCGCTGCTTACTATCTCTTCGCAGATGTCGATGAGGAAGACGCAGTGGAATATCTCAATCAAGTTTGCATTGGCGAAAACATCAAGCGTGGCGACCCCGCTTTCGCTGTTCGCCAAGCCCTCTCAAACCTCGACGCCCACGACCGTTTCGAGCGCCTTGAAGTTGTGATGCGCGGTTGGGTTAGGTTCCGTAAGGGCGGCAAGCTTACGCTGGCTAAGAGCCTCGGCAAGCTCCCGGCAGTGATCTGATGAAGACCATCGCCCTGCATCCTGATGACGTTACCGTATGGGGCAACCGTAAGCGGGACATAGATCCCGCTGCGGTTGACCGCATAGCGGCGTCAATGGCCGACATTGGCCTTCGCCAACCGATCACCGTGCGCGTCTTGGACGAGCTGGAAATTGACGGCGAGATACTGTGCGGCGCTCCGGTCCTAGTGACCGGGGCGCACCGCCTAGCTGCGGCTAAAAAGCTTGGTTGGCAGGCTATCGACTGCATCGAGATCGAAGGCGACGAGATTGACGCCGAGCTTTGGGAAATCAGCGAGAACCTGCACCGCCTCGACCTTAGCAAAGAGCAGAGGGATGAGCACATCCGGCGTTACACCGCGTTAATGCAGGCTCGGGATGAGCGCAAGAGACAGGGTGTGCAAGATGAACACCCTGTCCTTAGCGATGGGCGCAAGGCGGGGCCGCAACACCAGAAGAGCGTTGCGCGTCGGGTCGCGGAAGAAACAGGCTTGAGTGTCAGCACCGTCAAGCGCGCGAACGGTCAAATCGCCGCTCCGCCCCGCGAAGTTTATGACGAGCGCGAAGCCCGCCGAGGGCGCGCGATGAACGCTTGGAACAAGCTCGATGAAGAGGATCGAGCATGGTTCCGGGACTGGATCGACACCCCAATCATGGACAGCCGCTATGACTGAATCGCAGGTCTATTTTTTGCGCGCTCCTAGCGTCGGGCTGCTTAAAATTGGCAGGTCGATCGACATCGAGCGCCGCCTTTCTGAGATCAGGCTTATCAGCCCGGTTAAGCTAGAACTTCTCGGATACGTGTCCGGCGATTGGTCAGTCGAGACTGCCTATCACCGTCGATGGCACGGCCTCCGCCAGCATGGCGAATGGTTCACCGAAACAGCCGAACTGCGAGCAGCACTCGAATGCGACATCGTGTTGAACGCATGGAACCGCGCCAGCGCAGAGGCCCGCGAAATGGCCCTGGAGCAGATGGACGGACCTGTGATGGATAACTGCCGAGCAGGAGCAGACTAATGAGCAAGATGCAGTGGTTCCGGCTTTATAGCCGCATCATTGATGACGAGAAGCTGCGCCTTCTGGCGTTTGAGGATCGCTGGCATTTTGTGGCCCTGTGCTGCCTTAAGTCGGACGGTCTGCTTGACGAGCCGGACACCGATCTTCGCACCCGTCGCATAGCCGTCAAGCTTGGCGTGCAGGTGCGCGAGCTTGACGAAATCGGACGCCGATTGCGCGAGGTCGAACTGGTCGATGACGCGCTAAACCCGCTGGCGTGGGACGAGCTTCAATACAAGAGCGATAAAAGCACTGACCGCGTTAAGGCTTATCGAGAAAGGCAGAAAAAACAACAGGGTAACGGTGCGAAACGGCCATGTAACGTTTCAGAAACGGCCCAAGAGACAGAACAGAACAGAACAGAACAGAATAAACCGCGCAAGCGCGGCGTGTCACAACCTGATGATGTTTCGGATGATGTTTGGGCGGACTTCACGGCTCACCGGAAGCGGAAGAAGGCGGACGTTACCGCCACCGCGCTGACGCGGATAGCCAATGAGGCCAAGAGCGTCGGTTGGACGCTGAACGATGCGCTGGCGGAAATCGTGGCGCGCGGATGGACCGGGTTCAAATCCGATTGGGTCGATAAGCGCACAGGCCCCTCGCCCGCCGCTCGCCAAGCCAATCCCGAGCTAAAAACCCTGCACGCCCAATGGCAGGCCGGGGAAATCACCGCAGCGGAGTTCGACCGCCAACGGGACGCATTGGTGCGGAGGGCCGCATGAAGGTTGGCGAAGGCGCGGGGAAGTTCATCGCGGACTGCTTCAGCAGCACACCAAAGGAGACTTTGCAGGCGCGCTGGAGGGCTGGCGAATACGGAACCGGCAAGATGGCCCCAAGGGCAGACTACGTGAAGGCATGGATGAGACAGGCAGGGAGGAAGTGATGGGACGGGTTCTTGTGGCTTGCGAGTACAGCGCAGTGGTTCGGGACGCTTTCCGGGCGCGGGGCTTTGATGCCTGGAGCTGCGACCTGTTGCCGTGCGAGGGTGATCCGCAGTGGCATATCGAGGGCGATGCTCTGTCGCTGTTAGCCCAAGGGTGGGATCTCATGGTGGCTCACCCGCCCTGCACTCACCTGGCTGTGTCCGGTGCCCGCTGGTTTAAGGACAAGCAGCAGGAGCAAGCCGAGGCGCTGGAGTTCGTTCGCAAGCTGCTTGATGCGCCCATACCGCACATCGCGCTGGAAAACCCGGTAAGCATCATATCAAGCCGCATCCGTAAGCCGGATTGCACCTATCAGCCGTGGGAGCATGGGCACGGCGAGGTCAAGCGCACCTGCCTGTGGCTTAAGAACCTGCCCCCGCTCAAGCCATCCAACGTGGTCGAGGGTCGGGAGGCGAAGGTTCACAAGATGCCGCCGGGGCCGGATCGCTGGAAAGAGCGCTCCCGGACGCTTCTAGGTGTTGCGGCGGCGATGGCTCAGCAATGGGGCGATTTCCTCATGGATTACGAACGGAGGGCGGCGTGAACGTCCATTCTGACACAGCGGGAAGGGAATAGAACATGGCAAAGCGGGGCGATCCCAACGCTAAACGCAAGGGCGAGAACGAGCTGCAATACCGCTCGCGCCTAGCACAGCAGGACTTAGAGCGGCGTAGGGCTGGCGAGGACGTAGTGACGCCCGAACGTCTCGCAAAAGGCGACCTGGAGGGCACAGGCGCAAAGTCTGGGCAGGTGCGGTCCTATCGCAAGCGGTCAACGTCCAGCCTTGCCCGCCTGTGCGACCGTGGCGTGATTAGCGACGATCAGCTTGCGGCAGCGCAGGAGATTGCGATTATCAGCGAGCGCATCGGTCGGGATGTTGGCGGATCTACCGCCAGCCTCTCGGGCCGCGTGGATTGCGAGGGTAGTGGGCGGGACCATGCCATTGAACCGCTACACCGCATTCGCATCGAACGGGCCTATTCGCAATGGCGGCTAGACCTTCCCCTGCCCCGCCAGATGGTGTTGGACATGGTGAAGGAGGATCACCAGCTTGCGGCTATCGCATCGCGGCACAATCGCGGTTGGCGCACGGCTGTCGAGATGCTGAAATCGGCGCTTAACCACTGGCCTGAATGCAAGCGGGATGCGTTCAACAACGTGTCGCAGCAGGACGCGGACGAAGCGCAAAGGCGGTGCGCCTGACCTGTGGAACGAAACATGAATCTCTGCTTGACTTTCCAACAACAATTGTGTATGGGATTTACCAAGATTGAGAGTTGCGCCCGAAGGGTATCCCTCTAGCCGAAAGCGAGGTGATCCAATCTACCGTTAGGTGTGAGGCGCAACCGAAACGAGATTGAGACAGGGTGGAGCAGTCGGTAGCTCGCTAGGCTCATAACCTAGAGGTCGCAGGTTCGAATCCTGCCCCTGCAACCAGATAGCGCGGTGCCGCCTCTCCCTGAAGCAGCCCGCGTGTATAGATTGACTGGGTTATCCGATTACATCCCGGTCAGGGCGCGGCGGTAGGACGCTGCGCCCATTGATACATCCGCCCCGTGGAGTAGGCCCACCGACGAACTGGTGACGCCGAAACGCGGGGCTTTTGCATTGGCCAGCGTCCTTATTGCGACAAGGCCAGCCCGCACCTCGAAAAGCACCGATCACGGACCCTAGTGGGATAGCGTTGGTAGCGGGCAAACATACGGAGGGCCACAATGGACCTCACAATACCGCAGCACAGTGACGAGACGGTCCGCATGGCGTGCCTAGAGGCAGCGACTGCGCTCAACTGCATGAGGGAAGAGCCACGGGACGCAGCGGGTGTATTGGACGATGCCACGCTGTTTGAGCATTACGTAAGCAACGGGCAGTCGATAGCGATATACTGCTCGCGAGGGCTGGAGCGGACGTTTAGGGGTTAAGCCGCGCAATCCCTATGCTGCATCTTTGGCGCATAAGACCGCACAGCAGCAGATAGCGTCGGACAAACGGCACATTAAACGCTCCCGGTCACAACGGCGACGGGATGCTGAGAGGGGGCAGCGCAGTGATGGCTAACGGTGGTCGCATCGGCAAAGTCCGCATGAAGGACACGGGCTTTGAGTTCCGCGTTCTTCCTGGCCCGCAAGAGCCTGAAAGCGACATGGGCGCGACTATGATGCGCCACGCCCGCGTAATCTCGCAATGGCCTGGCATGGTTGGCGAGATCGTGGTGGGCGTATTCGAGGACGGTAGCGCCGGCGTTGGCCTGCGGTGGGACAAAGAGGCTTCGCCCGTTCCCGCTGCGCTTGTGCCGAGCTGGATAGCAGAGATCATTAGGCGCGACCTGATTACGGCTGCTAAGGCCGAGGGCGTGTTTCACGAAAACTTCCAATGGGTCGAAGGCTGACCCGCGAGAACCGAACCTAGCGGCCCATCCCTTGCGGAAGCTGCGGAAAGGACGGAGCATGGCTGAAGATACAGCCGACGATCAGCCCACTAAGGGCCTTCCTGCGCACATGCGCGATGACCTTAAGTGGAAGCCGGGGCAGTCAGGTAATCCTGCCGGTCGCCCCAAGGGTGCGCGGTCTATCCTAAGCGAGCGTTTCATTGCTGCGCTGGCAAAGGACTTCGAGAGGGCTTGCGAAGAAGATCCAAGCTTGGGTGAGCAGGCCATTGCCACGATGCGCGCAGAGAAGCCGAACGAATATGCCCGTATGGTCGCGAGCATTATTCCCAAGGAGATCGACGCGAACGTCAAGGGCGAGCTGTCCGATGAGGCCCGCAAGTGGCTGGGCCTGGAGTAATCGAGTTAGCGGTTAAGCGCTGGCCCACCAAGCTCGACCGCCTCCGCGACGGTTTTTACAAGGTCAAGGACAAAGCGGGCAAGGTTGTCCCGTTCTGCATGAACCCCGAGCAGGAAGAGTTCTTGCTCAACCGTCACGGGATGGATGTCATCCTGAAGGCTCGTCAGATGGGCTTCACGACGGTCATTCAGTTGGACATGCTGGATGACTGCCTGTTCATTCCGCATACTTCGGCGGGTGTGATCGCGCACAACCTACAGGACGCTAAGGCGTTCTTTGCGGACAAGATCAAGTTCGCCTATGATAAGCTACCCGATGACTTCAAGCTGGCGGTTGCTGCTGAGTTCGAGAGCGAGAAGTTCGACGAGCAGGACGCGGCAGACAGCATGAAGTTCAGCAACGGGTCCAGCCTTCGGGTCGGCACCTCGCTGCGCTCAGGCACGCTCCAGCGGCTGCATGTGTCGGAATACGGCAAATTGTGCGCCAAGTATCCAGAGAAGGCCCGCGAGGTTCGGTCGGGTGCTTTCAATACGGTGCAGGTGGGTAACAAGATCGTGGTGGAGTCCACTGCCGAGGGGCAGGCTGGCGACTTCTACGACATGTGCCAGAAGGCAGAGGCTAAAGAGCAGTCGGGTGAGCCGCTATCATCGCTCGACTTTAAGTTCCACTTCGCGCCGTGGTGGGGCTGCAACGATTACCGCCTGGACGAGGATGTCCTGATTACCGCCGAGATGGCGAAGTATTTTGACGAGCTAGAGGCCGAGATCGGCCAGACGCTCGATGACGCACAGCGCGCTTGGTATGCCAAGAAGGCCGAGCAGCAGGGCGATGACATGAAGCGGGAGTTTCCTTCCACCCCGAAGGAGGCTTTCGAGCAGTCGGTCAAGGGGGCTTACTTCAAGACCCAGATGGCCACGATGCGCAAGCAGGGTCGCATCTGCCGCATCCCGATAATCGACGCCCCGGTCTACACCACGTGGGACTTGGGAATGGATGACTCCATGACGATCTGCTTTTGGCAGGATGTCGGGATGGAGCGCCGTCTGATCGACTACTACGAGAACAATGGCGAGGGCTTTGGTCATTACGCCCGCATCCTTCGCGAAAAGGGCTATGACTACAAGGAGCACTTCATGCCGCATGACGCTGAAGTGCGGATGCTCAATAAAGAAGCCACTACCCGCAAGGAAGAGGCCGAGAAGGCAGGCATCAAGCCGGTGCGCGTCCTCAAGCGCATACGCACTGAGCAGGACGGTATCGAGGCGAGCCGCGCATTCATGCCTAAGGTCTACATCGACCAGGAGCGTTGTGCGCGGGCAATCGAATGCCTCGACAATCATCGCAAGGAGTGGGACGACAAGCACGGCGTGTTCAAGGATCATCCTTATCACGGCCCGCATTCCCACGGTTACAAAGCATTCGAGAGCGCGGCCATTAGGCCCGAGGCCATCAAGAGCCAGAAGCTCGACCTAAGCAAATTGGGAGTGCGTTGATGAACGAACCGACCACCCCCGAAGAACTGGCGGCAATTCTCAAGCGAGAGTTTGAAGCGGCTGACGATTACCACGATCAGCTAGAGCCGTTGCAGGAAGCCGCGTTTCGCTATTACGAAGCGCAGCCCTTCGGGAACGAACTGGATGGCCGGTCGCAGATCGTCCTGCCGGATGTGCAGGAAACCATCGACGCGATGCTTGGGGTCATCCTCAAGATGTTCGTCTCTGGCGACCGCGTGGTCGAGTTTGAAGCGACCAATGAGGAAGACGAGCAGGCTGCGGACGATGCAACCGCCACGCTCGATTACGTCTTCATGCGGCAACAGGATGGCTATCGCGTCCTGAACGACTTTGTTCTCGACGCATTGCAGCGCAAGCTTGGCATCTTCAAGTCAACGTGCATCGAGGAAGAGAAGGTATCTCGGCAGTGGTTCGAGATACAGGACGAAGCGCAGCTTGGTATGCTGCCCGAGAATGCGGAGATCGAGGCCGAGCGCGAAGGCGAAACCGGCATTCGCATTCTGGTCAAGACGCAACGCACCATCAAGCGTTATACCATCGTCGCTGTCCCGACTTCGGAATACCGCTTCACGCCCACGGCAAGCCATGAGGACTGCGCAGACTATCAGGCGCATGTGCGCCCGGTCACGCGCTCCGAACTGGTCGAGATGGGCTTCGACGCGGATCAGGCTTATGCCCTGCCTGCATGGAGCCGTGAGCTTCACGACCGGCAGGAGTCCAACAACCTCGACAACTTCAACACCGAGGAAAGCACGGCTGCGCTTGAGAAGGTGCTGCTATGCGAGGAATACGCGCACATTGATGTGGACGGCGACGGGATCGCCGAACTGGTCAAGTGCTTCCGCGTCGAGAATGAAATCCTGCTGGACGCATCGACGGGTGAGCCTTCGATCGAGACGGTTGACGAGCCGCCGTTTAGCGTAGGCACGCCGTATCCGCGCCAGCATCGCCTTGTGGGCTATTCGCTGGCCGACAAGGGCATGGACCTGCAATTCCTACGCAGCCAGACCGCGCGCCAGATGATCGACGGCATGGCGTTTGCCAATATGCCGCGCCCGATTGTGGATATGACGCAGGCAAGCGACGAGACGCTTGACGACCTGCTGAATCCGATCCCCGGCAGTCCTGTTCGCGCCAATGGCCCGAGTGCTGTTGTCCCGCTGCAATCGACCTTCAACGTGGGCGACAGCCTCCAGGTGATGGAGTGGGTCAGCCGCGAGAAGGAAGGCCGCTCGAACGTAGGCCGCGCGACTGCGACGCTGGATGAGAACAGCATGAACCCGCAGACCGCGACCGAGTTTGCGGGGCGCGAGGGTAAGGCAGAGACGGGGCAGGAATACATTGCCCGCAATATGGCCGAGGCATTGGCCCGTGCGTTCGGCAAGCTTTACCGCCTGATGCGTGTTGAGGCCGAGCCGATGCGGATCAAGGTCGATGGCAAGTATCGCGTCATCGACCCGTCAACGTGGCCTGAAGACACACACGTTCGCGTGAATGTCGGTCTGGGCAATGGCAATAAAGACCGGCGCATTCAGTCGCGAATGGCGCTTGCTGGCCTTATGGCGCAAGGCACCGAGATTGGCGAGGTCGGCCTCGAGCATCGCTTTAACATGATCGACGGTCTTGTGCGTGACATGGGCATCGGCCAAGGCGACGAGTATTGGAGCAAGCCGCCCGAGCCGCGGATCGACCCGGCAACTGGCCAGCCCGTCCCGCCGCCTGAAAAACCCGACCCCGCAGAGATTGAGGCTCAGCAGCAAGCGGCACTTAAGGAGCGCGAACAAGCAGCCCGCGAGCAGGAAATGCAGGGCAAACTGATGATCGAGCAGTTCAAGGCCGAAAAGGAGGCCGAACGCCAAGAGGCCAAGCAGAACCATGAGATGGCGCTCGCAGAGCAGCGCGCCGCTTGGGAGGCTGATTTGGCCGAGCGTAAGGCTGCTTGGGAAGCCGAGTACAAAAAGAACATGACCGACAATAAGCCGGGTGGATCGCTTGCGGCCTGACTAGAACAGGTGTAGAACGTTCGGGCGGCAATGGTGCGCTAACACCACGCCGCCCTAACCGAAACGATCATGCGAGGATCGAATGGCTAAGAAGCCCTTACCTACACCAAGTGAATTGCGTCAACTGCTCCGCTATGAGCCGGAGACGGGTAAACTGTATTGGCTAAAGCGCGGGCCGGAATGGTTCGAGAAGGCCCGGTTGCGGAAGACGTGGAATACGCGCTTTGCTGGACGCGAGGCTGGTATGCGAGGGCCGTATGGCTATCCGCTGGTCGAGGTTCTCGGCAGCACACCAATTGCGGCGCATAGGATTATATGGGCGCTCGTCTACGGGCGGTGGCCTGGCGAAGTCGATCACATAGACGGGGATAGGCAGAACAATCTGCTAGAGAACCTCCGCGAAGTTTCACACGCTGAGAATATGCGTAACGTCAAGCGACCATTGCACAACACCTCCGGCGCAAGCGGGGTGTCATTCAATAAGCGGAATGGCAGGTGGCGCGCCTATATCACGGTCGAGCAGCGGCAGAGGTCGCTGGGCCATCACGAAACGTTTGAGCAGGCACTTGCTGCCCGCCAGCGCGCCGAAAGGGAGTATGGCTTCCATGAAAACCACGGGCGTCCGTAGCCTAGTCACCCGCCTCATCCTCTGGCTGTGCGCCCGTTTTGATGTGTGGCCCATTGACGAGGCCCGCATTCAGATGGGTGACGACGCCAAGGCCCGTTCCGTGCGCTGGCAGGAGTTTGCCCGCGAGGATGGCGGCTTGTTCGACATGATCGAGGCCATGCGGACGAAAGCCTTTGAGGAATACAGTGCCCTCCCCCCTGCGGCCCATGCCGAGCGGGATTATCTGGCGCTGAGCGACCGCAACCTTCGCGCGCTGAAGCAGCGAGTGGTTAGCGTGATCGCAGCCGGAGAGATTGCAGAGAAAAACGACGCCATGCGCCAGCGTATGGGCGTTGTTCCAGCACGCAAGAGCGTGTGAAGCCGCCCCTAGCGGGCATCCCCACGTCGCGAGACGTTACCAAGGACGATGACAATGGCCCATTCGGACGCAAGTTCGGAAGCTGTTGCAGCGCCTGTAAGCCATACGGTTGACAGCGCGGCGGCGGCTCTTTCGAGTGTATTTCAGAGCGCGGAGCCTGAAGAGGACCCCCGCGAGGACGTTGGGGAAGACCCCAACGTAAACGACGAGATTGTCGAGGAAGAGTTTGACGAAGGCGACGAGCCGGAAGCGGACGAAACCGACGACGAACAGGAAGACGAGCAGGACGAACCGGAAACGGCCATCGAAGCGCCCGTTAGCCTGAAAGCGGACGAGAAAGCGGAATTTGCCAGCCTCCCCAAAGAGGCCCAGGATTTTGTGACCCGCCTTGAACAGCGCCGCAATCAAGACGTTCAGAACGTCACTACGAAAGCAGCAGAGGCCCAGCGTCAGGCGGAAGCCAAGGCAGCCAATGCTAACAAGGAAGCCGAGGTTCGGTTCGGACAGCAGTTAAAGGCCGTTGCGGATGCTTTTGCACCCCAGCAGCCCAACCCTGCCAACTTCCAGACCATCGAGCAGTTCCAGCGCGCACAGACGCAGTTCGAGTATGACAAGGCCCAGCATGACGAGTTCATGCAGCAAGTCACTCAGATTGGCGTCGAGACTGACGAGATGAAGGCCGAGCGGATCAAGGCCCGCGACGCTGAACTCATGAAGATCCCAGAGATTGCCAACGAGGAAACCCGCGACGGGTTTATCAAGGGCGCGTTCGCTGTGGCAGCGGAGCTTGGTTACGATCAGGCCGACCTTGCCGAATACATGGACGCAAGCGACCTCAAGGCGCTCGGGATGGCCGCGAAGTGGAAGGCTGACAGCGAAAAGCTGGCCAAGCTGGAAGCCAAGGGCCTCGAACGAAAGCGCGACCCCAAGACCGGCAAGTTCCGGTCCCTGAAGCCCGGTGCTGCCCAGCCTCGCCAGAGCAGCGGCAATCGTGCTTATTCTGAAGCAAAGCAGCGCCTCGCCAAGTCCGGTTCGGTCGATGATGCGGCGGCTGCGTTCAAGGCAATCCTCTCCTAGAGGATCACAAACCCTGCGTCGTGAGACGCGACCCTTCCCCGGCCTCTTGCGAGGGGCCGTAACCAAGATGGATTACTCACATGGCTGTTCCGACTAACACGGTCCAGACCTTCTCGCGCACCAACATCCGCGAGGATCTGACCAACATCATCTCCAATATCTCGCCGGTGGACACCCCGTTCATCTCGAATATTGGCACCGCCAAGGCAAAGCAGCGTCTGCACGAATGGCAGATCGACACGCTCGCCGCCGCCAACAGCGATAACAAGACCGTTGAAGGCGACGACGCCACGGTCGATACCGCACCGGCTTCGAGCCGCCGTAACAACTACACCCAGCTCATGGACAAGGTTGTGTCGGTGTCCTCGACCTCGCGTGCGGTCGATAACGCTGGCTACGCTGACGAACTGGCATACCAGGTCAGCAAGAAGGCCAAGGAACTCAAGCGCGACATGGAAAAGCGCGCTTGCGACAACAAGGCCGCTGTTCCGGGTGGCGCATCGACTGCCGGTGAAACCGCTGGCGCTGTTGCATTCATCACCACGAACGCCTCGCGTGGCGCTACCGGCGCTGACGGCACCCTGTCGGGCACGACCTCGGGTTACGTCAACGCTGCTGCCACCAACGGCACGCTGCGCACCTTCACGGAAGACCTCCTGAAGGACGTTCTGCACGACGCTTGGGATGCTGGCGGTGAACCCCGCATGGCTCTCATGTCGGGCACGCTGAAGCAGACCGCTTCGACGTTCACCGGTATTGCCGACATCCGCAAGGAAGCTGGCAACGGTCAGGCCACCATCATCGGTGCGGCTGACGTTTACGTGTCGGACTTCGGGGACATTTCGTTCGTCCCGTCGCGCTTCACCACGGGCCGCGACGTTCTGGTCATCGACCCGTCGCTTTGGAAGGTTGCAGACCTCCAGGGCTACAGCCTGACCGACCTCGCCAAGACCGGTCACAGCGACAAGAAGATGCTGAGCCGCGAATGGACGCTGGTCTGTCAGAACGAAGCTGGCAACGGCGTCGTTGCGGACGTGGAACCCGCATAATCTAACGGGGTCGGGCTTTCGGGTCCGGCCCCTCTTTTCATCGGAGGGCTACATGGCAGCCAAGAAGAAAAGCACCCGCTTTAGCAAGGGCACCCTCGACCATGACGGTGATGGCAAGATGGGGGGCTCGAGGAAGGCCGCTGCTGCCACTGTCGCGGTCGATGGCGCTATCCACGATGGCAAGGGCGGCTATCTCGCCAAGGGCGATGAATTGCCCGCTAGTGCCGATCTGGAGAGCCTGAAGGCCAAGGGTTACGTCTGATGCGGCTGCTTGACGTTGACTCCTACGGCAACAAGCAATTCGTAGGGGCTGACAGCGACGGCAACATGGTCCTCAAGACCGAGTATGCCGACACGCAGGCCATTCTCAACCAGAACGCCCGCCTGCGCTCGAACGGCGCTGGCAATGGCAAGGAATGGAAGCTTGCCGCGTCCATCCCCCTGTCTCTCATCATGAAGTGGAAAATCGAAGAGGGTGTTGACGCCTTCTCGAACGACCCTGCGCACAAGGCGAAGTTTCGGCGCTTGCTGAACGACCACCAATACAAGCTGCTGCGCATCTGGGAGGGTAACATCTGATGGCCATCTCAATCGACACAAGCCCCGCCAACGCGATCAGCGACCTGAACGACCTTATCGTGGAGGTGCGCGATGAGATGGATGACGACGCATTCGCGGTGGACAAGATTTACCGCGCGATCACCCGCGCAGAGGCCATGTTCAACCGCGAACTGCGCTGCCCCAAGATGGAAACGGAATACCAGCTTGCGGTGACGAGCGAGCAGACCGAACTGCCGGTGGACTTTCTCCAGCTTCGCGCCGTGTATGCGGAAGGCTCGCCCGACAACCCGCTCGACAGCCTTTCCCCTGCTGGTCTGCGCCAACGGTATCAGGGCGTCGCTGGCACGCCCAAGGCATACGCTATCGAAAACCGCCGCCTGATTGTCGGGCCGGTGGGCGATGCGACCGCCACGCTGGTTTACTACGCCCGCATTCCTTCGCTGACCGAGGCCAACCCGTCGAACTGGCTGCTAGATGAGAATCCCGACCTGTATTTGCACCAAGTGCTGGCAATCCTGTTCAACAAGATTGGCGACAGCGAACGTGCGGCGGCGAATGCGACCTATGCGGCTGAGTTGCTGGCTTCGATCAATGACAGCGGGAAGAAGAACCGCTGGGGCGCTGGCCCGCTGGTGCCGCGTGGCATTCAGCAGGTTTGGGGCGCGCGTGTCTGATGCGTTACCCGCTAGGCCCGTTTCACCCCGACAAGCTGCCGGGGCCGGGAATACTCACCCGCTGCGTCAATGCGCTCCCTGCCGAGGACGGCTATCGCGCGGTCGGTGACTTCCTGCCTATTTCGGATGCACTCCCTGCCGCTTTTCTAGGTGGCGCAAGCGTCAAGGCGAACGATGGCACGGCCTACCTGCTGGCGGGCACGGCAACGACGCTGAGCAAGCTTGCTGCGGGGGCGTGGTCTAACCTGCTGTCGGGCCTGACCGTCTCGGGCCGGTGGAAGTTCACCGCGTTTGGCGACTACGCCGTGGCGGTCAACGGTGCGACGACATACGAGGTGGATCTAGTGGCCTCTACGGCTGCCGCCATCTCGGGCGCGCCCTCGTTCACCGATGTGTGCGTAGTGGGCGATCATGTGGTTGGCGCGCAGCCTGCGGGCAATATCCTGCGTGTGCGCTGGTCGGCATTCAACGATCACACAGGCTGGACGGTCGGCACCGATCAGTGCGGCGAATGGACTGCGCTTGAAGGCGGTGAAGTCATGGGCGTGGCTGGCGGCGAATACGGGGTTATCCTCCAGCGCCACCGGCTGACCCGCATGGACCGCACCGGGGACGCATCTGCGCCGTTCGCGTTCGATCCCTACGGCCACAACTTCGGTTGCGCATCCAAGGCGTCGATTGTGACGCTCGACGATACGGTGTTCTACCTGTCCGACCGTGGCTTTGCGGTATCGGAAAGCGGGCAGACCGTGCGCCCGATTGGCAATGAGCAATTCAGCAAGTCCTTCCGCGACGAGCTGGGGGAAGACGAGTTCGAGCGCATCTGGGCTGCGGTGGACCCGAAGAACACGCGCGTCGTGTGGGGCATCCCCGGCACGCTGGGGCGCGCTTGGATGTATGATTGGGCCTTGGACCGCGCCACGGTTATCGAGATACCGTTTGAGGGCATTTTCGAGGGCTTCGAGAACAGCCAGACGCTGGAAGAGGTAGCGGCAACCTACACCAACATCGACACGATGCCATACAGCCTGGACGATCCTCGCTTCAGTGGCGGTGCCCCTCGCCTGTATTTCGTGCAGGATGGCAAGGTAGGCACGCTGGCGGGGGCTAACCTTGTCGCCAACTTTGTCAGCGGCAATGTGCGCGCTGGTGCGAATAACTACCGCATGTGGGCGGTCTGGCCTGAGACGGACGCTATATCTGGGGTAACGGTCAAAGTGACCGAGAAGCAGCGCCTTGGCGATGTGGGCAAGGTGCGCTCGGGCAGCAACATGCAGGCATCGGGCCGCATTCCGCTACGGGCGAACGGCAAGCAGTTTGTGTTCGATATTACGGTCAACGATCCCGACTGGACGTATTTCAACGCGGTCGAGCTTGAGGGTGGCGCTGGGGGTAAGCGATGATTGAGGGTGTTAGAATCTAACCAACTAAGGTGAATTTACTCGGCTTCGGGCGGTGTTGGCAGGGGCATCCAAAACTTCGGCCAGACCACCCGTCCCCCTTGCTGCTTCCATATCGAGAGCCCGTCAACGGGCGCGATTGTGCGGATAACCCAAGGCCTGCCTGAGTGCTTCATTCTCCATGCGCCGATGACTTCCCGGCCATCACGTGGGGCGGTTTCAATTGGCTGCCAGTCGCCTTGCATGGCCTTGCTCCGTAAATGGTTCAAATATGGGCCTTGAGTAGCACGAATTAAGCGGAGGAACAAGGCATGACACTTCGCCGAATCCCGCCGCAGAACAATCGCGGGGACTGGCCCCGGCAGGTGGCCAAGCAGGGCAACGACAACGCCAACCGCCTGACCGCGCTGGAAACGGCAACGGACTGGTCTGCGCTGGGCAACTACGCTGACGACACCGCTGCGGCTGCTGGCGGGGTGGAGATTGGCCAGCTTTATCACACCTCGGGCACCGTCAAGGTTCGCCTGTCGTGATTACCACCGGATGGGATGCCTACCTGCCGTTCCGTGAGGACTTCGCGGCGCTCGCACCTGACAAGTATCCGGCTGAATACATCGACTGCCAAGTGGCGGCGCACTTCTGGCAATGCTGGGGCGACGGACAAGCCGCAATCCTTGCGGAAGTCAAACAGTACCCTTCAGGCTTGCGGGAGGTCCACGGCATCGCCGCCGCCGGGGCACTGGAAAGCATCAAAGAGTTGATCCCGCTTGCCGAAGCATACGGCAGGCATGTGGGATGCACTGTCGCAAGCATTGAGAGCCGCGAAGGTTGGGCCAAGCTTCTGCCGGGATACGAAGTCGAGCAGATCAGAATAGTTAAGGGGTTGTAGGATGGGATTGTCCTCGAAAAAGACGAAGACGGAAAGCACGACTAAGCCCGTCTTTCAAAGCGAAATCAAAGGCGCTTACAACAATCTGAACAACGCCTATGAAACGTCCAAGCCGGGGATCGCCCGCGTCTCTGGCAACCTCATGGACCTGTCGGACAACCTGCTTGGGCGCTACTATGACGGCGACCCGACGATTGACGCGGCCAAGGGGTTCCTGACGAACACCCTAAACGCTGATAGCGCGGAAAACCCGTATCTTGATGACATGGTGGCGCAGACGAACGATAACGTCCGCAATCAGATGCAGGCTCAGATGGGTTCGCGCGGCCTGACCGGCTCTAGCGACTACTACGGCCTAATCTCGAAGGGCCTTGGCCAGAACGAAACGAACCTGCGCTACACCGACTATAACAACCGCGAACAGATGAAGCTCCAGGCTGCGGGCATGACCCCCGGCGTGCTGGCAGGTGAATATCTCCCGGTCGCTGCGGCAATGCAGGCTGGCTCTCAGGGCGCTATGCTGCCTAGCCAAGCGGCTCTTGCATACTCGGCAGGGGTTGGCGGGCTTCTCGGTCCCTACACCAATCAGACGGGCACACAGACGCAATCGGGCGGCTTCTTCGGTGATTTGCTGCTGTCGGGCATCGGCGCTGCGGGTGCTGCGGCTTCGGGCGGGGCATTCTGTGACGCGCGGCTCAAGGAGAATGTGCGCCGCATTGGCCAGACCGACGCAGGCGTGCCTTTGTATATGTTCAACTACGTGGGCAGCGATGCGCCGACGATTGGCCCGATGGCTCAGGAGGTTGCCACGATGCAGCCGGAAGCCCTTGGCCCAGAGGTTGACGGCTACATGACCATTCGCACCGGGGAGCTTCGCTAATGGCAATCGGCATGAACCCGCGCAAGAAAGGCTTGTTCGGCAGGCCGTTTGAGGTTCCCGGCACCCCCGGCATTGGCGACGGTATCGAGCAGACGCAGATGGGCGCGGACCCTGCCCCCGGACTTGGTATGCGTGCCGCACAGCAGGAGCAGAAGAAGCCCGGTTTCTTCGACGCTGGTGGCGGCAGTCAGTATCTATTCGCTGGTTTGCAGGACTTCCTACAGCGCCGCATGGGCGAGCGTCCGACCGGCGTTGCCAACCTGATGCAGCAGCAGGCGCAACAGCAACAGTCGCTTGCTGAGCAGGCAGCCGACCTGCGGAAGCGGTCGCTCGATTGGGCAGACACCAAGCGGGAAATCGACTACCGCGCGCAGAACGCCGGACCCGCAGCGCCCAACCTGCGCGAAGACAACGCGGGCAACGTCTGGCAGTTCGACCCGAAGACCGGGATGCCGATGGGCGACAAGCCTGTGTGGGTCGATCCGACCGAAAAGATCATTTATCAGGACGGGATGCAGATCCGCGTGCCCAACCCGTATCGCTCGGGCGGCGGCAATTCTGCACCGAGCATTGCGCCGGGAACGGTGGACAATGGCTACCGCTTCAAGGGCGGCGATCCTGCCGACCAGAACAATTGGGAGCCTGTCAACGGTGGAGGTCCGACGCAGCCCGCGTCGGGTGGCTTTCGCGGCTGACTTCAACCCGCTTAGCTGGGCACAGGGGCAAGGCTTCAAAGCGACCAGCGGCTTCCGCACGCAGGCGCATCAGGACTCGCTCAGGCGGCAAGGGCTGACGCAGACACGGCACAGCTCGCACACGCGCGGCGACGCTCTCGACTTCGCGGTGCCCAAAGGCATGACCAAGCAACAGGCAATCGAGATGGTCAAGCGCCAATATCCCGGCGCAAAGGCTATTTCGAGCAACGGTAATTCAATTCACGTCACGTTCCCCGGTTGGGGCAACGCACCGGACGTTAGCGGCTCGCGCCGCAGGTATGGGGGTTAAGCATGGCAGGTCCGTGGGAAAAATACGCGCAGCAGCAGCCTTCGGGCATCACGGCAACGCCGCTGCCGCGCAATCCTTACGACGTTCAGCAGGACGCAGAAGACAACCGCCGCAAGCAGCGCGAGATCGAGCTTGCGGAAGAGCGCGACCGGCGCGCAGCCGAAAAGGCCGAGCGCGACCGTATTGCGTGGGAGGCCAAGTATAACCCTGACGGCACCCCCAAGGCGCAGGTCGATCCGATGAAGCTGGCGCAGTTCCGCGCCCTTGAAGAGCAGATTAACCGCGTCGAAGAGCTTTACGCTCAAGGCCCCGGCACCACTAAGGGCCTTGCCGGCATCCAAGACTATTTGCCCACCGGCACCAACTCGGCCTTTGACAGCGCGTCCGCAGGTTTGGGCGAGGTTGGCCTAGCGGCGTTCCGCGTCCCCGGCGTCGGTTCGCAGTCGGATGCGGAATTGCGCCAGTTCGTCGCAGCGAACACCCCCCGTGCTGGCGACCGTGACGAGGCCATCCTAGAAAAGCTCGGCAACCTGCGACGCCGCTTGGATGCGACGAAGCAGGCGCTTGGGATTGTAGCCGAAGAACCTTCGCAGGGCGACGACCGCCCCAACGCTATGACCATGATCCGCACGGATGGCGGTCAGCAGGGTGATCTTGCCGCAGCGGGCCGGGGTTCGACCACTACGGCAGTGCCGTATCCCGAAGCTGGGCAGGCTGAGCATGACGCTATCGTTGCCCGCCTTATCAGCCAAGGTGGCGGCAGGCTCGACCCTGCGGCATACATGCAGGCCCGCCAGCAGCTAGACGAGAAATACGGCATCACAAGCGACCCCGCTGCGCTTCAGGCATGGGCGGGCCAGATTAACCAGTATCTCGATGGCGGCGGCCGCACGATCCCGACCGGTGTGCAGGCGGCAGAGCGTCCGATGACGCAAACCGAAATCGAGAATAACAACGCAGTCAACAACCCGCTTGCCGCTGGTTTTGTCGGGTTCGTGGATGGCGCAACGGGCATCCCTACCGCATTCGCCCCCGACCAGATGGATGCGCTTTCGGACGCACAGTTTCCGTCCATGACGGCGGGGCAGGTAGGCGGCGCTATCGCGACCACCACCGGCCTTGGCTCGCTCGGGCGCTTTGGCGCGTCGAAGTTCGCTCCGCAATTGCTTGGTGGCGGCGGCAAGGGCCAGTTCGCGCGCGGGATTGCGACGGACGCGGCCTATGGCAGCCTTTATCGCGGTTTCACGGAAGGTGACTTTGGGAAAGGCGCGGTTGAGGGCGCAGTCGGCTCTGCTGTCGGCCAGCCCTTCGGCAAACTCGCCGGTAAAGTCATCGGCGGCGTTCCTGTCTCTGAAGCTGTAGAGGCAATGGGTCGGCGCGGCATCCCCATGACGACCGGCCAGCGTCTTGGAGGTGCGTGGAAAGCGGCGGAAGAAAAGGCCACCAGCATCCCCATTGTAGGCGATATGATTAATGCTCGCCACATGGACGGGCGCAGGGCCTTCAATCGCGGCGCATTCGAAATCGGTGCAGAGACGATTCCCGGCGAAGTGGTGGAAACCGGCTTCGAGGGCGTGGGCCAGCTTAATGACCTCAAGTCGGCTGCATACCGCAGCGCGCTAGATCCGGCCACTCTTGACGTTGCAGGCTCGCCTGCTGTGCGCGAGGGCGTGATGAACGCGCAGCTTACGGCGCAGGCGATCCCCGAAGTCGGCCAAGGCGCGGCAGATGCAATCGGCTATCGTGTCGGCTCGGGGCTAGACGCGAACGGCACTATGTCGGGCCGGGACTTTCAGGAGGCCTATCGCGGGCTTGCGCGTAGCGGTCGGGAGGCGGCGAACGGCAGCTACGCCAACGAATACTCCAACGCGATGCGTATGGCGCAGGACGTGCTTGCGCAGGGGCTTGAGCAGCAGAATAAGGGCGCGTTCAAGGGCTTTACCGCTGCCAACACGGCGAACCGTCGCCTTAACGTGCTGGCTACCGCAGTGGACAACGCCAAGAACCAAGAGGGGCAGCTATTCACCCCGAAGCAGCTTGCGAACGCGGACGCTATGTCTGCCCGCCAGCTAACCGGACGTATCAGCTCCGGTTCGGGCAATCGCCCCTTTGCTCAGTATGCCGCCGATGGCGTGGAAACCCTGTCCAACAACACCCCTGACAGCGGGACCGCAGGCCGTGTCGCGCAGATGGCGGGTGGCGCGGGCATCCTTGGCGCTGGCGGCGCTGGGGGCTATTACCTCGGGGGCCAGAGCGCGGAAGGCGCACAGACCGGGGCAACTGCTACCGGCCTTGCAACGGCACTCGCCTTGCTTGGCGGTACGAAAGGCGGTCAAGCTGCGCTGAATAAGGTTCTGTTCGACCGTCCCGAAGTGGTCGAAAACATGGTCAAGCAGGCGCGGGCAAGCAACAACCCGCTTCTGCGCCGCCGTAGTGGCCTATTCGGGTCGGCTGCTGTGCCGATGGTTATGGCTGCTCAGTAAAACCAGCTTTGGACGAAGGCGGTTAGACCCTCCTTGCCGCTGAACACGTAGATCGCCCCGAACACGCCCCACATGGCGATGATCGAGGCCCAAGCCAGATTGCGCACCCATATCGCGGCGCGGTCAACCCACACAGTCCAGTCGGACACTTGGTAAATGCCGGTTCGAGGGTCTTGCTTCAATGGCAGGCCTTCGCGGTGACGCCTCTTTCGATACGCCTGCCACGCGACGACTAGACCGAGCCAAGCGCCGATAACGACGCACTTCATCAATACGATCAGGGCCAATTGCACGGCCCCTTCATACCACACCTTAGAGGCCCTGCCAACTGGCGGGCCTTTTCTGTTTCAGGAGAGGCCAATGTCTTTCAGTGACTACTCGCTGACCCCCGGCAGCAACGGCACGATTGCCGGTATCAACATTGCGGAGGACTGCTCGCCTGCGGGACTGAACAACGCGATCCGGCAGATCATGGCCGATGGCAAAGAGTTGTCGGACGATGTGAACGACATCGACCTGTCTGACTATGCTCCGCTGAACGCGCCGGTCTTTACCGGACAGCCGACCTACAGCGGGCGCGGTGGCTTCCTCCATCATTCTAACGCTGCGAACAGCGGCGGGCGTCTGTTTGTGCAGGCCGAGGGCGCGGCAATCCCCACCATGAACAATGGGGATATCTTGGCAACATATTCCTGATGGCCCTCAAGATACGCGACGGGGGCACCCTCCGCACCATCACGAACCTGTATATCAGGCAGGCCGGAGTGCTGCGCCGTGTCCGCAAGCTTCAGGTGAAGGACGGCGGCGCGCTCCGCACAGTGGCAACATTCACCGATCCGCTGAGCGCATCCGCCTCGCCTTCGAGCGTGTCCGGTTCTGGCGGCGGTGTGGACGGTGCAACCATCGGAACCACCAGCACTACCGCGATGCCTTCGGGCGGGCGTGGCCCCTACACCTATTCGTGGGCGCTCACGACCAACGGCGGGGGTAACGCATCGCAGGCGCTTAATCCGACGAGCGCGTCAACGCAATTCACCAAGACCAACCGGCCTGCGGGATCGTCCGTCAGCGACGTTTGGACCGTCACTGTCACCGATACGGACGGCCAAACCGCGACGGCGCAAGTCACGGCCTTTTTCCAGAACATAAGCGTGGGCGGGGTTAGCTAATGGCTTATATCAAGTATTCCGATATTGTCCGAGACACGCGTGGCCTCGCGCTGCCGAATTACCGCGTCAAGGTGCTGACCAGCGCGGGGGCTGAGGTCAATATCTACGCGGACAGCTCGGGCACGCGCTTTACCGATGGCGCGGGCGGTACGGTCAACTATTGCGTTGCCAACGATAAGGGCAAGGCCGAGTTCTACTGGACGCCCGCAACGGGGCAAGTCCTCCAGGTTCTCGACACCGCTGGCGAGCAGGTGGACATCGACGCGGACTTTGCCGACAAGTTCGTGATTGCGAACCTTCCCGGCGAGGTGCCGCAGTCTAGCGTTACGGATCTCGAAACCGACCTTACCGCGATCAATAGTGAGGTTGCGACCAAGGCCGCAACCGCAGACCTCGCATCGTCCGCTGGTGCGGCGGCCATTGGCGTCCAGAACGGCGGCACGGCGCAAAACTATTTCAGCTCCGTGGCCGTGCCCATCGACGCATTCACCGGCACCACCGATCAGAAGCTGACTGCCGCTGTTGCCGCCCTCCCCTCGACTGGCGGCGTTGTCCAGTTCGGGCGTGGTACTTACGAGTTCGCCTCGCAGCACACCTTCGCGAAGGCGATCACCCTGCGCGGTCACGGCTTCTCGTCAACGGCGGCGGGCACGGCTCCGACACAGATTGTCAAAGACGCGGCGATCACCGGCCCTCTGTTCATTTTTTCGGTCGATCAAAGCGGCCTTGAGGATATTGGCATCAAGGGCGAGGCTGGAAACACAGGTGATGGCGTGGCTGTTCGCGCCGGACGTTTCCGCGCCCGCAACGTCTCGGTTCACAGCATGGGGCAGGACGGGATTCGGTTCGGGCAGGACGCGACTGCGACCAATACCAACCTGATGACGCTGACGAACATCCACACGAACAGCAACGGGCGGCACGGCGGCTATTTCCATGACGGAAACCCGGCTGTCGCAACCGCAGGCGCAAACTGCAACGCGGGCGTCATCAATGGCTGGAATGCGACCAGCAACGGCGGCGATGGGCTGAAGTTCGAGCAATCGTGGTGGATGACTGTTAGCGGTGCTGTTGTGCAGGTCAACACCGGGGCGGGCATTAACGTGGTCGCCAGCGGCTCCAGCGGCTCTCGCTATCACACGTTCATCGGCGGCGACCAGGATGAAAGCAACACGGGCGGAAACATCGTCAACAGCGGCTATCGCTGCTCGTTTGTCGGCGTGGCACCGGGCACCTCCTTTACCGATACCGGCACCGATACCAACGTGGTCTCGCGCGAGTTCACAAGGTTTGTGACCGCTAAGGTAACAAACATCCTCACCAGCGAGCGCCCCACCGCTGGGCCGGTCGATTACACGCTCATCGCCAAGTCCTACGGCAACGTGTCCAACGGGCGCGGGGCGGGCCTCGAAATGCAGGTGCCCGATGGCGGCACGGCAGCGCGCGTGGGCGGCAGGGTATCAGCACGGCAGGAAACGACCAATCGGGACGCGGTTTATCTTTCGGTCAACAATAGCGGCACTGTGCAGGACGTTGTTTATGCCAGCGCCAACCTGACCGGCTTCTGCCCCGTCACAACCAACGCCTTCAACCTGGGCCATTCTACCAAGGAATGGAACACGATTTTCCTTAGTAGCAGCGGCAACGGGCTGCGGGTCAATAACGTGAAGGTGATCGGTGCGCAGGGCGCGGCAGTCTCCGACGCGAGCGGCGGCGCTACGGTGGATACGGAGGCGCGGGCGGCAATCAACGCGCTGCTGGCTCGCTTGCGTGCCCACGGTCTAATTGCGACATGATCCGCACCCTGACCTGTCTCGCCGTCATGTGTTTGGCATGGCCGATAAGCGAGTGCGCGTTTGACTTTGTGCAAAGCAGGAGGCGTCGATGAACGATCCTATAAGGGCCGTTCTGCTCGGCCTCACATTCCTGAATCTCATCTGGCTTCTGTCGCTTGCCTATCAGGCGGCGCGCAGGGGCATTGTCGAGCATTACCCTAACGCTGGCTTCACAATCCCCCTTGCTGGGCTGTTGCTCGGCATCGGGGGCTTCCAGACCGGCTATCTCTTCGAGGGGGTGCCGGAGACGGACCACTGGCGCAACGCCATCAACCTGCTGTTGCTGGTGGTGTCCGAGGCGCTTCTGCTCGGCATGTGGCTTGCGATCCACGGCCCGAGAGTATGGGAGCGCATCAAATGCTGGAGGCGCTAACCGATTGGGGCGGACTAGCTGCCCTCCTTGCTGTCCTTGGCGCGGGCATCAAGTGGCTTTTCGACCAAGCCAAGGGATCAGGCAGAGAGGCCGACTTGTCAAAGCGTGAAATGGCATACCGCCAGCAAATGGAAGTACGCCTGTCGCGTATCGAGCGCAGCCACGGCGTCCTGCTGGGCGCTGTGCATGTGATCGTGGACGAGATCAAGCGGCTAGACCCTGACAGTCCCGCCCTGCCCCTTGTGGCGGCACAGCTCGGCGCTGCGTTTCCCGAGCCAGAGGATATGCCTTCGGACCTTCTGGCGCTGATGGGCAGGCTATCGGCGTCACGGCGCAAATAGAGTTATCCCCGAACAATTAGAGAACAGCGTAGTCCGCGAAGGTGGGCCGCGCTATCACATAGCTAGTCGTGGCGCAAGCCACTTTGTGGGAGGGATGGCTTGCCAAACCCCGGACTATCCGAAGACGAGATGCTGGAGGCGCTTCGCCTCGTATCTGAATACGGAAGCATCACCGAAGCAGCGCGCCAGATCGGGCTAAAGCGGGAAACCCTGCAAAGCCGCGTGAACAAGGCGCGCGAGAAGTTCCCCGACCTGTCGGACCGCAAGCCCGAGGGGCACCGCGTCAAGGGCGTGTCCACGCTCTACGATGCCGAGGGCAACGTTAAGGCGCAGTGGGTCAAGTCCACTGAGGACGAGAAGCGGGCCGAGGAAGCGCGAGAAGCGGCGATACGTGCCCTTGCGGCCTCCATACCGCCAGAGAAGCCTATTGCGCCTCCTGCGGCTGTTCTAGGCGACCTGCTGGCCCTTTACACTCTGACGGACGCTCATGTCGGCATGTTGGCGTGGCACCGCGAGGGTGGGCAGGACTGGGATCTCCAGATTGCCGAGGACACGATTGTCGGCTGCTTTGCAGAGGCGATCCGCCAGATGCCCGAGGCCGAGACTGCCATATTCAACCAGCTTGGCGATCTCCTGCACTATGACAGCCTGACCGCCGTTACACCGACGAGTGGGCACATTCTGGACGCGGATAGCCGCTTTACCAAAATGGTCGAAGTGGCGGTTCGCATCCTGCGGCGGGTCATTCGGATGCTGCTGGCCAAGCACAAGAATGTGCATGTCATCATGGCTGAGGGCAACCACGACATGGCTTCGAGCGTATGGCTGCGCACGATGTTCAAGGCGCTGTTCGAGGACGAGCCGCGCGTGACCGTCGATGATAGCGCGCTGCCTTACTACTGCTTCGAGTTCGGGAATGTGTTTCTCGGCTTCCACCATTCGCACATCAAGAAGATGGAGCAGCTACCGGGCTTCATGGCGGCGCAGTTCCCGCAAGAGTGGGGGCGCACGACCAAGCGTTACTGCCATACCGGCGACAAGCATCACGCGGCGGAAAAGGATGGGATGGGCATTCACGTTGTCCAGCATCCGACGCTGGCTGCGCGAGACGCCTACGCCGCGCGCGGTGGCTGGCATTCCGAGCGCGCGATGAATGGGATTACCTACCACCGGCAATACGGGCAGGTCGGGCGGATTATCGTCTGTCCTGAAATGCTCCAGGCGGAAGCGGCATGATCGTCCCCACTCCCCTACCCGCCGCCCCTACGGCTGAAGAGGTGGCCCGCAAGATCGAACGCCAGCAAGCGCGGTCGGTAGACAAGGCACTGGTCGAACGTGACCGCCAGTTGAGAGGTGCAGCATGATACCCTCTATCTTCGACATCGGCGTAGATGCAGCGGACTACGTTGCCCCCTACCCTGTCAGCTACACGAATTGGGATTTGTGCGAGGGGCTTCCTGACGAAGAGCTAACGGAGGTCTGCTTTACACCGGACTTCTCGGCAAAGCTGCCGGAGGAATGCCCCGATATGGTTGTCATCGACGAAGAGGATTTCGGCGGTGAGTAAGCGGCTGTTCGATACGTTCCGCCGCATTCTCGGCAGGGGCATGACGCAAGGCGAGGTGGACGCGATCAACCTTGCCCTGGAGCAAACCGGCGAACAGGTGGCGAAGGAATCGGGCGCGGTGAAGGTTCGCCAGCTTGAAGACCCCGCCGCCTTCTTCGATGTGGTCAAGCAGACTACCGGCAAGCTGAACCAAGAGCAGGTCGATAGCGTCAACCTGATACTTGGCAACTGCGGCGATTACCCGATTGGCTGGGTGGCCTATATCCTCGCCACGGCATGGCATGAAGCCCGCTTCATTCCGCAAGAGGAATGGGGCAAGGGTCGCGGGAAGAAATACGGCAAGCCCGACAAATACAGCAAGGCCCCCTATGGGCGCGGCTTTGTGCAGCTCACTTGGGATTTCAACTACGAATGGGCCGATAAGGCGCTGGGCCTCGATGGGGCACTCCTGCGCGATTTCGACCTTGCGCTTGCCCCTCACCTAGCAGCCCGCATTCTCGTCAAGGGAATGGTCGAGGGCGCGTTTACCGGCAAGGGGCTGGCGGATTATCTCGGTGTGCAGGGGACTAAGGAACAGTTCCGCCAAGCACGCCGGATCGTCAACGGGCGTGACAAGGATGTGCTGATCGCTGGCTATGCGGTCGCCTTCCAAGCGGCCCTTGTGAAAGGCAAGTGGAGCTAACCTAACAGGAGGGGCACATGAAGGGCGCTGCTTTTACGAGCGGAATGTTTTTAACCGCAACGGGAAGCATGACAGCCTTTTATGTTGCCGCTGTAGTAGTGGGATTGGTTATTGCTTGGCGGGTGGCGAATTAGTCAAAGTTGACACGGTGAGCGAGGCCAAGTGACCGTTCGTCCATCTCGACGCACTCGCGGACGATATCCACGGCTTTAGAACCTCCCCCCTCACCGCGAAGGGCTTTGGCGGCCTCTAGGATATCGTTGGAGATGTCACACCACTGCGGCCATATTTAGGCCACTCGTGTGAGCGGCAAGGTGCTGAACGTGGCTTTCGAGCCTGTCGGCCAATTCAAGACGTGTCATCCTTCACTCGCTTTCTGCCGTTTATACAGCCGGTCCATGATCTTGCGCCTCTCTTTGTGCCTTTAGCATTCGCTTGCGGCATCGGTCATATACTCGCCGGTATTGGGCGTTTAGCTCTGCCTTGCTCGCCTTGAGCTGCGCCACCTCGGCGCGGTCGGCGTCGTCCATGTAGTCACGCCAGTTAGGCATCCTTAGCAGCTTGCATTACGTCGAATGCCATTTTGCTGTCCATCAGCAGACTAATCGCGGCGATAATGGCAGCGCGGTCGTGTTGGCCCTTCGCCGCCTCGGCTGTCTCAAGATTGCGCAAGTTTGCAAGGAAGCGGTTGCGTTTAACCGCATTGGCGGTTGGCTTGGCTGTCGTCGTGGCAAGGTCGTTCATTTCATCGTCTCCTTTCCACCTACCATAAGCGGATTTCCACATAATGCAAGCGGAAAATGACTTGCGCAAACCTGCGGAACATGCCATGAACAAATCACCATGCGAGACGCCGTTTTTCCAATGGCTCGACAAGCTGAACCGCCCCGTCACGCGCTGGGGGTTTTCCATCGTGGCGGTCGCATACGGAGCGCGGGCTGTGCTGGGTGCTGACTTTGACCCGATGGCCTTTGCCGCATTGGTCGCCCCCGCTGGCTTTACCTACTGGCGGCGCGGTGATGAGAAGCTGAAAGGAATTGAGTGATGCCCCTCGGCAGCATTGATGACGCATTCATCCTCCGCGCACTCTGGCGGCGCTTCAAGGCGTGGCTGCGGGAGGTGTTCGCATGATCGCAGCATGGCTTGGAACGAAGGCGCTAGGCCTTCAACGGTGGATCTGGCTGCTTGCCCTCCTGGCGGCAATCGCTGGCGGCATTCTGTGGCTACAGGCCCGCGAAGAAGCAGACGACAAGGCAAACCAAGAGATCGGCGCAAAGGTCCAGCGCGAAGGCGACCTGCGCAAGACTATCGAACGGGCGGAGACAGCCAATGAAGCTGCTGAAAATATCAAGCGTGATCCTGATGCTCGGCGTGACGGGTGCTTGCGCCATTCACGAACCCCCGAGAACTGTTGACACATCCTGCCTGACGTTCCGCGCGATAAGCTATGCGGAGCTGGCTGCTGGCGAGGTGGACGATCCCGGCAACGTGGCTGACAGCAAGCCTACCGTTGACGAGATCGAAGCGCATAACGCCAAGTGGGATGCTATCTGCGGGTAAGGTAGAGGCCCCAGCCAAGGAACAGCGGCCAAGAAACTACGCCAGCGGCTGCGATCAGATAGCGCCATCGCCCCACCGGCATTCCGGTGGACATAACCATGCCGACACCAGCAACGATGTAGGCAGTTAGAAGCGCATCAAACATTCGGCTTGATAACACGAAAAAGTGCTTGACGCAAGGGCCGAATGCTGTAGGGTGGTCCATGAACACCGGTGAGGGCCAGTCAGCCCTTCCAGAGATAGCTGCGGTCCCTGCCTGACCGTCCCAGTGATAAGAGCGAAGGTCGTTAATATCGCCGCCGCAGCTACCTCACCACCGCCCCAATCACCCCCGCTAGTAACCCCAGACCTATAAGCACCTGGACTGGCTTAGGTAGGCGCATCTACCGCTTCACCAAAGCGACGAGTCCGCAAAGTATGGCGAGCAAGACGAAGCCTCCCAGCACCGCATAGGCAAGGGTCGCGTGGCATGTCGTCCATCCTTCGCCACAGATAACGTCAGCCATTGGCCGCCTCGATCATGGCGGTGGCGTCAACGATATGATCATCCATGTTTGCTGTCCTCAATGTCCTTGGCCACTTCTTCAAGAAGTTGCGCCAGTAAGTTTTCGGAATGCCCTCGGCAGATTTGAGCCTCTTCTCGCACCCATTCGACAATCGCCGCGCGCTCCCGTTCTGCCTCAGTCATGGCTGGCGTCCTTGTCATTTGCGTGGGTCGATGATCTGGAGGGCCACACTCTTGAGTGCCTCGACCACATCGGGCCGTTCCTCGTTCACAAGTGCGCCGTAGATCACATGATAGCAGCGGTCGCGTTCTTCATTGCGGGTATCGCAAATGCGCTTGAACCACGTGATTGACTGCATCGCCTCGTCGCTGGTCTGTTTATCTGACATTGGTGTCTCCTGTGGCTAGGCTGACTTGCGGTTGAACTGCGGGCAAGGCTCCCAGCCAAGCGCGGCGGCTTGGTCTGCCCATGAACGGCCCGTCCGTATGCGGCTCACAAGCGAGTGCGACACCGGCAATCCGCTGGCGATCTGCTTATTGCTCAAGCCGCGCCGGAACTTCTCGATGATCTCGGCAAGCTGGGCCTCGGTCAGCTTGGCTGCGCCGTTGTTCACACCGGCTCGGTTGGGGGCGTTTGCCCGCCCTCGCCGCGCACGATCCTGCATGTTGTCTGAAGCCGTGCCCCAATAGAGGTGGTGCGGATTGCAGCACTTCGGGTTATCGCAGTGGTGCAGCGCCATCATGCCGCTAGGCTCCTGCTCGGTGTGGATTACCAGCGCGACGCGGTTTGCCATCATCGTGCGATAGCTGGCGATCTTGAACCGGCCATAACCGCTGGTGTGAAGCGACGCCTGCCACTCCCAGCATTCATGGGGGCCGCGCATATCGACGTGCGACCAAAACCGCATGATACGCAGCGCACCATGCTTTCCTTCAAGATACGGCAGAATCGGCCTAGGGTAACTGTCAGCCATGTGGACCTCCACTCAGGTTCATTGGTCAGGGCTGGGTCGGTGTTGTCGCACCTTCTCGGCCCGCTCTCAGGCTTCGGGACTATTTCGGGACACCCGCTGCCTGTTCTTGCCACGTTCCGCCCTTTCTTGCCGCGAACGGCTTTTGGGGCTTGCCCGCGAACCGCACGAAACCTAAGGGCTTCCGCAGGTCGGGGAGTGGCGCAGCCTGGTAGCGCACTTGTTTTGGGTACAAGGGGTCGCTGGTTCGAATCCAGTCTCCCCGACCAGTATTTCGTGATCCGGCGCCACGCGCGACGTGGCGCCGTTCCGGAAG